TGGTACAAAATCGGTAACACAACCAGCGGCTCCACCTCCACCACCAGACCCAACGGTTACGGTTTATACATTATGTAATACATACCAACAATATTATATAGAAGGAAATTACTCATATCCATATATAGAAATATTAGGATATTGTGCATATTATTCTGAAACAACTACGAGAAGTGTTGCACAGGGATTGGGTTATACGGAGTTCTTTTTCATTGCACCATCATCGTGTGATTGTGGTTAAATATTAAAAAGTATATATTTATAGTATATGAATGAATTATCAAACTATTTGGTGGAAACTTTTTTACTGACAGAGGCGGTAAAGGAAAAGGTAGTTATATTTGGGGGTAGATTTCAACCATTTCATGCAGGACACTACAAAACATACAAACATCTATGTTCCGTATTTGGGACAAAGAACGTATATATTGCAACATCTAATGTGCAAGACTCAAATAAATCACCACTTTCTTTTAATGAGAAACGTGATATTGCAGTTAAAGTGTTTGGTATTCCACCATCAAAGTTTATTCAAGTTAAATCCCCATATCAGCCGGTAGAAATCTTACGTGATTTTAATGATGCAACAACTGCACTTATTGTGGCATTGGGTGATAAAGATGCAATGCGGTTAGGTGGACAATATTTTAAACCATATACAAATGATAAAGATATGGAAGGTTATATGACGAGAGGGTATGTATATTCTAAAAATCCATCAAACTCATTTGGTGCAACGGATGTTAGAAATATGTTCCGTAGTAATTTATCAGCAGATGAAAAAGAAAAACAATTCCAAAAGTTTTTTGGTAAATACAATAAAGATGTATTTCAAATGTTAGATAAAGGATTGAATGAAGAAAAGGAATTTATACCAGGTGGATTATCTAAAGGAATGACGTTGGCACAAATCGCCGATAAACATAAAGTGGATTTAGATACCATAAAGAAAGAGTTTAAGAAGGGTGTAAATACAGAAATGGAACACACTACTGATATTAGAATAGCATCGGAGATTGCAAAAGACCACATATTTGAAGACCCTAAATACTACGATAAGTTAATGACAATTGAGGGTGATATTGATTACGAACCAGACTCGGTAGATTGGGACAACATAATGAATATGGAAATTGCAGACCCAGCAACTGGTAAGAAATATCGTATCAAAGATGCTCTTAAATTAGATAGAGTGGAGTTTGCAAGACAAGAAGCAATGCGAGTTCTCCGTGTCCATGCTTTAATGGATAAAAGACAAGTTCCAGGAAACATAGAGAAAGGACAACAATCCCCAAAGAGTGATAAAGTAAATCAGGTCAATCTAGCATTATATAATTCATATGGTGAAGGTATTGTAAAAGAAGCATCTGTAAAAGGTAGTGGATATTCACCACAAATCTTAAACCAATTGGTAAAGAATCCAGAAACGGGTGAAGATATTAAAGTAAGTTCGGCATTGAACTATAAAAGAGAACATCCTGCTTACAAAGCAGCAATGATGTTAGTTGCTAAAATGGGTGGCTCGGATAAACAAAAACTACAAAAGGTTAAACAAAAAGCACAATCACCAAAAGATGCAGGATTAAATCCACAAGCAAAAGCTAGTGTTGGAAAAGTTGCTTCAACACTAACAGACAAACCAGAAGTATTACGAAACTATATAAATCAAAAACTAACAAAGTGGAGTAATAAAGAAAAAGAATTTTTTAGAGGAGCACACAAAGCACAATCAAAAGAAAGACGTAGTTTTGGAAAATGGATTGGTGATAAGGCAAAGGGTATTGTAAAGGGTGTAGTTAGAGAAGCTAAACATTTGGGACATGAGTTAGATGTAGCAGGTGCTGGATTTAAGGCAGTATTTTCAGGTCAAAAACCAGATGAGAGCCAAAAGAAAGCTATGATAGCAATTGGTAAAACGGTTGGATTGACGGTTGCTAGTATGGTTGTAACGGGCGGTGTTGGTGCAATAATAGGACATGGTGTAACCGGTTTGATGGGCAGTTTGAGTGTACATTTGGCAGAACATATGGCAAGTGAGGTTATAATTGGTGGAGCTATAAAAGCAGCGATAAACGCAGGTACAGAAAACATTACGGATGAAACTTATATAGAATGGTTTACATTACAACTTGCTGATAATATGATAAACGGAGCTATACCAGCTGCGGTTTGGGCAAAAACAGTAGACTCATATAATAAAGATAAAGAAGAAGGTAAGATTAGTGAAAAAGATTGGGAAGGTCCAAATGAGTTAAAGGAAATGGCAAAAGCTGATATGGATAAAGTTGAGAAATATGCAGACTCTCAATTATCACCAGAAGATGTTGTTTTAGGAAAAGAAACAGACCATTTTTTCCAAAGATTAAATGACCCTCGTAATGGTAAAGAAATATCACCAGCAGAACTAACTGGTTTCTTTAAGAGATTGGCTAAAAATAAGAAAAAGTTTTTAGAGTTCGTAAAACAATATAAAGAGTTTGTAGTAAAAGATAAAAGAACAGGCATTAACATTCCATTTATGGTTCAAGCAAACAAATTGATTGCTAAAACTATAATGAGAAAAGATGATTTCAAATCATCAACACCTGTATATCAAGTAGAAGGTAACTTAAACGAAATATCAAAAGGTATATTTGGTGGTACAATCAAAATCGGTGGACAACCTGTAAAGATTGAAGTTGAATTGGTTGGTGCTGATAATAAAACAAAAGAGTTTATTACAAAGGTAGTACATATAGATAGTAAGTATTTCAGTAAATTACCAATAGGTTCTACATTTAAAATACCAGCAAGAGTATTTAGAGCACCAGGTGGTGGTTGGTACAAAGTAAAACATAGTGCGTTTGAAGCTATAAATACAAAAAACCACGTGCCAGTTGGAACGGCTGACCATAACTTTAATCATCATCACAAAACATCAACATATGCACCAGATTATGGATATGAACCAGAATTGGATACGGTTGATTTTGATGATACAAGAGAAAAACAACCTGGTCACCAAACTGATACAAAAGATAAAGAAAAAAGAGGATACGAACCCGTTAAAAAGGTAAACAAAAAAATCGTAGGTGATAATGTAGTATGTGATAAGTGTGGTTGGAGTTGGAAAATAACAGATGGCGGTAATGATGTTTATAAATGCCATAAGTGTAACAACAACAATCAACCAAAAGTAAACGAAGGGTTACTGACTGAAGGTGGAGCGTATGGACATATGAACCATCCATTTGATACTGATATAAATCTAACATTTAAAGATTTAAAAACCATTGTAAGTAAAGCATTGGATGGTTCATTGGGTGTTGTTAGAGAAAAAACCGATGGACAAGCATTGGCAATCAGTTGGAAAAATGGTAGATTGATTGCGGCAAGAAATAAAGGACATTTAGCAAATGCTGGTGAGAACGCATTGGATGCGGCTGGTATGGCTTCAAAGTTTGCTGGTAGAGGAGCATTGAGTGATGCTTACAATTTTGCTATGAAAGATTTGGAAAGCGCTATTAGAGGATTATCTCAAGCACAAAAGGATAAAATATTTATGAATGGTAAAGCATTTATGAATTTAGAGGTTATTTATCCAACATCTGTAAATGTTATTCCTTACGGACAGGCTCTATTGGTATTCCACAACGCAGTTGAATATAATGAAGCTGGAAATGCAGTAGGACAAATTAAAGGAGCTGAAAGTATATTGGCTGGTATGATTAAGCAAGTAAATGCACATATACAATCTAAATATGTTATTCAAGGCCCTCCAATTGTAAAATTACCAAAAAGTGAAAATTTAAGTTCACAAAAAGGTAAATTCCTTACAAAGATTTCTAAACTACAAAGTGAGTTTAGTTTACCAGATAACGCTGGTGTAGCTGACTATCATCAAGCATGGTGGAAAAGTTTTATAGAAAAAGGTTCTAAAGGTTTAACACCATTAGAAATTGAAGGTTTAACAAAAAGATGGGCATTTGGTGATAAATCATTCCGTATCAATTTGATTGGTGATGAGAAAGCAAAGGCATGGGCCGATAGTATTGAAAAGCAAAGTAAAGATAAGATTGCAAAAGAAAACCTAATGAAATTTGAAGAAATATTTTTAGGTGTAGGAGCAGAAGTTTTACAATTTATGCAATCAGTATTGACAGCATCTCCAAACGAAGCACTTCAAGCAATCCGCAAAAGATTAGATGCAACGATAGATAAAATTAAAGCAGAAGGTACACCTGCACAAATTGAAAAAATGAAATTAGAATTAGAAAGATTAAATTCAATTGGTGGATTTGATAAGATAGTTCCAAACGAAGGAATTATATTTACATACAAAGGTAATGTATTTAAGATGACTGGAGCATTTGCATCGTTAAATCAGTTGTTGGGTATATTTTACTAAAATTAAAAAAGTATATATTTATATATACAAAACAAAACAATAAGTTATATGAGTAAGAAATATATGCACCCATCCAGAAAAAAGATTTTGGATATAGCTTTTAATAGAGATAATGGTGCAAAGGAAGTACATGGTTGGAGTGCCACAAAGCAGGAAAGAAGCGTAGGTGAAGAGTGGACAGATAGTGATGGTGTAACTTGGGTACAAGAAAAAGGATATAAGATTGTTAAATCAAAGTTCGATGGAATTAGAGAATACATACAATCATTATCTACTTGTAAAAGTAAAAGTTGTAAAACAGTTAAAAAAACTCAAAAGCATTTACAATTTATTCGTAAAACTGGTTATTGTATAGATTGTTTAGCTGAAAAAGAACAATTATTTAGAGTAAAAGGTAATTGGAATGAGTACGAAAAGTGGAAGATTTCTAGTTTTGAAATTGAGTTTTTAAAAGATTTAGTTAAAAAGTTTCAAGAGGCATTAGTAGATGCAAGTAAGGAACACATATTCGCCAATTCAGATGGTACTACTGAAAAGTGGAATTACGATGGTGATTTAGAAGAGTTAAAAGCTAATATCAAAAATGATATAGCTGAAGCAGAAGAAAACATACTTGGTTATCAGAAAATAAAAGATGATAGTTGGGAAATAATAAAAGAAGATTATGCTAAAGTTTTTACAGAGTAATATCAAATGGATTGTGATTTTTGCAACTGCCGGAATTGTATGGTACAAATGTACTAAAGATGATGGTAAGGTAGGTGAAACTATAAATGTAGATGGAAAAAACTACGAGTTGTTAAAACACAAAATTGATACTGTAATAATAGACCACACCAAAATAAAATATGTTAAGGGTAAAGATATTTACCACGAAACAATTGTTGAAAAAGAAAAAAGAATAGAAGTTCCTGTATATACAAAAGGAGATACGGTTAGAATAGTTCAATCGTATAACCAAAAGGTTTTATATAAAGATAAATTAGTTTTAGATAATAATTTGGGAACAATAGAACTTACAGATACTTTATACCAAAACAAAATATTAGGTAGAAAGTGGAATGCTACGATTAAAGAAAGAACAATTACTGATACAAAGATAGTAAAAGAACTACCTAAAAATCAAGTATATGTTGGTGTAAACGGAGCATTGGATAAAGTAAATTTCGGCAATTCAATTGGTGCGGGTGTAATCCTAAAAACAAAAACAGATAAATTATACCAATTAAATCTTGGTATATCCAATCAACAATCAGCTACTGGTGGAAATCAAGTAGTTCCATATGTGGGTGGTGGTATATATTGGAAAATCCGTATTAAAAAATAGGTAAGGCATTATGGCCGCAAATCAAACAAAATCTCTGCAAGATGCAGTAAAAGAACAATACAGAAAATGTGCGCAAGACCCTGTCTATTTCATGCGTAAGTTTTGTAAAATTCAACACCCAACTCGTGGTAAAATCGCTTTTGATTTATATGATTTTCAAGAAGGAGTTTTAAATGATTTTAAAGATAATCGCTTTAATGTTGTTCTAAAATCACGCCAATTGGGTATATCGACATTAGTTGCTGGATATGCTTTATGGAAAATGATATTCAACGATGACTTTAACGTGTTGGTTATTGCAACTAAACAAGAAGTTGCAAAGAACTTGGTACTAAAGGTTAGAGTAATGAACCAATTCTTACCAGTATGGTTGAGAGTACAAGAGTCTGAAGATAATAAACTATCTCTACGATTAAAAAATGGTTCTCAAATCAAAGCAATTTCATCTAAACCAGATGCAGGGCGTTCGGAAGCCCTATCCCTATTGGTGTTTGATGAAGCAGCATTTATTGATTACATTGAAGAGATTTGGACATCGGCACAATCTACACTATCAACGGGTGGTAGTTGTATAGCATTATCTACACCAAATGGTATTGGTAATTGGTTTCACCAAACTTGGGTAAAAGCAGAAAATGGTGAAAACTTATTTCATCCAATTAAACTCCACTGGACGGTTCACCCTGAAAGAGATAATAGTTGGAGAGAGGAACAAGAAAAACAATTAGGACCAAAAGGAGCAGCACAAGAATGTGACTGTGACTTTATCAGTTCTGGAGCAACGGTAATTCAACCGGAAATTCTAACAAAGTATATTGAAGCATATGTTAAAGACCCAATGTATAAACGTGGGTTTGATAATAATTTATGGGTATGGGAAGACCCTAATTATGCAAAGAGTTATATAGTAACTGCTGACGTTGCAAGGGGTGATGGGGAAGATTATTCTACCGTCCACGTAATAGAAGCAGAAAATTGTGAGCAAGTTGCAGAATATAGAGGTAAGATTGAACCAAAAGATTTTGGTAATTTCCTAATCAATTTGGCAACTGAATATAATGATGCTTTACTAATCATTGATAATGCATCAATTGGTTGGACAACAATTCAACAATGTTTAGATAGAAACTACAAAAATCTATTCTGGTCTAATAGAGATATTAAATATGTAGATATTGATACTCAATTTACTAATAAGTTTTACAGAGATGAAAAACAAATGGTACCAGGATTTAGTATATCATCTAAAACTCGTCCATTAGTAATATCAAAGATAGACACTTATATGCGAGATATGAGTGTTGTCATCCATAGTAAGAGAACGATAGATGAGTTCTTTACATTCATTTGGAACAATGGTAGAGCAGAGGCAGCAAGAGGTTATAACGATGACTTGGTGATGGCATTAGGTATGGGATTGTGGATTAGAGATACTGCACTACGTTTAAGACAAGAGGGTATTGATTTGACAAGACGTTCTATTGATGGTTTTGTACAAACATCACATGATAGTTTATATACACCTGGTCAATATGGTGATGACCCATATAGAATGCAAACTGGTCATGGTGATGAGTTTGAAGATTTAAGATGGTTGCTACGATAGGTTAAACTCAATTTTGTTATATTTATATATTGTATATGAATGGTAATATTAAATTGCGTAATTTAGTAAAAGAAGATTTACGCAAGTGGTTTAAGGAAAAATGGGTAAACATCGGCAAAAAAGTTGATGGAAAACATCCACCATGTGGTACTTCTGGTGAGAAAAAGGGATACGCAAAATGTGTACCTGCTGCAAAAGCTGCCGGAATGAGTAAAAAGGAAAAAGAAAGTGCAACTCGTAGAAAAAGAGCAGCACAAAATGATGCAGATAGAGGTGGTAAAAGTAGTAGTGGGCAGGGTAAAACGCCAATATATGTTTCTACAAAACCAAAAAAAGAAAGTATGAATATCTACGAAAAATTAAATCTTTTTTTAGAAAAGAATTGCCCAACTGACCCAGCTAAATGGTCTGCATCTAAATCGGCAGCTAAATCAAAGTTCGATGTATATCCATCGGCATACGCAAATGGTTGGGCTGCAAAGAATTACAAAGCAAAGGGTGGAGGTTGGAAGACTTGTAACGAAGGAGAAGCTAACGCACTATGTGAAGATTGCTGGACTGGATATAAG